AAAAATATTCTTAAAAAAAGTGGCTAATACTGTTAAAAATTAATAAATTATAAATATTGTTTTTAATTTATTAAATCTAAGAAATTTAAATTTAACTAATAAATAATTAATTTATATTAAATTTTGAATAAAGAATCCAAGTAATTGTAATGCTAAAACTATTAAAAAAATCATAAAAAAATAATTTAAGAATATTTGAGTTTTAGGAATAAGTTTTATAATATCCTCATCGGGAAGCATATCTAATATCATTAATTAATTTTTAAATGTTTATTTCATATTTTGTTGTATATAATTCGTTAACTTAGCAACTTCTCCTTTTAATTGTTCATTTTCATCATTAAGATCTCTATTTTGCTCTTGTAATTGTTCAATAGCATCATGTAAATCTTTAGTTTCATTATACAATCTCTCTTCTTTTGAAAGCAATTTCCAAAATATTGTTTCAAAAATAGGTTCATCTGATACAGTTGATGTTTCACTGACGTCACCATCATTATAATGATATCTTTGAACAGACCACTTAAATTGACCATTAGCTAATTGAATGTATTTAGGATGAATAGCTTCGAGAGTACCTCCTAATCTAAATACTTGTTTTCTAGGAGCATCTTTACTAAGAGTTACATATCGAACATGAGTTTTAAGTGGTACATCTTCTATGCTATCTACTCTTTCATAATGAGTTAATTTTTCAAGCATATCTTTTTTATTTTGAATACTATCTTGATAGGTTCCCTCTTCAGGACGCACATAATTAGTTTTTGATAATGGAAGCAAATTATTATTCATTTAGTTTATATATATATATTTTCATAATTTTAAATATTTATACATGTTTCAAATCATATATAATTAAAAGTTACAAAGATATTTTTATTAATTAATATCTAAGTAATGTTAATAAAATTAATATATACTTATAGTATAAAATGGGTCTCGGTTATCTAACATTAGCAACTAAAAGTGAACAAGATAAATACCTAACGGGTAATCCCCAGTTTACTTTTTTTAAAGGTGTTTACAAAAAACATACTAACTTTGCTACCGATTATCAATACGTAAATTTAATCGGTGATACAAATAATTCTTTAGGAAAGAAACTTTATCTTGAACTTCCAAAAAATGGAGATTTACTCTATAGAACTTACCTTGCTATCAGTGTAAAAGGATCTGATAATCTTAGGAATGTTATTCCTATTGCTTATTCATTAATAGAATATGTTGATCTTTTCATTGGTGGACAAAGAGTTGATCGTCATTATGGTTCATGGTTAAGAATTTGGCATGAACTTCATGCTACATCCGAAAAACAACTTGCGCTTTCAGAAATGATAAGCATACATCATAACGCAGATGAAAAATTACTACATGTTCCACTAAGATTTTGGTTTAATAATAATATTGGTTCTGCTTTACCATTAATAGCTCTTCAATATAACGATGTAAAACTAGATATAAAATTTTCCGATAAAAATTTAGTTAATACCTACTCGGAATATAAGAGTGGAGGAACAACAGTTACAGTTAATGATACAACTTTTAATATTTCTCAAGTTCAATTACTATGCGAATATATTCACCTTGATAAAGAAGAAAGACGCTTATTCATGTCTAATAGTCATGAATATCTTGTTACTCAGGTTCAAACAAGTCTCAATAATCCTGTAAATTTATTTCCCAATTCATCAGATGAAAGCTTTGAAAAAATGGTTCATAAAACAGATTTAAGATTTAATCATCCTGTAAAAGAACTTGTTTGGTCTTTTCAAGATACAAATAGTCTTGTAATAAAAAAAAATGATTATCTTAAAGATTACCAAGCGAAGGGTATTTTTGAATATAATTATTGGAATAGTTTTAACGCCGGAAAAGATCAGTTAATAGGTGCTAATCTTGTGCTTAACGGAAAAGATGTCAGTGAAGAATTACCAGCGTCTTTTTTTAGAAATGTTCAACATTATCAATATCATTCGGGAGTTAGAATGAAATCTATAAAGAATAATAATGATTCTTTAGAAAGACCCAATGATAAAGATATTGATTATACTAATGGAACAGGAATATATTCATATTCATTTGCTTTATCTCCTGAAGATTATCAACCATCAGGATCACTTAACTTTTCAAATCTTGAAATGGCTCAATTGAAATACAGATTAAATAGAAGAGGCTATTCCAAATTACTTGTTCATATTGCTACAGGTGGAGCTAATAATGACTTCGCAGGATATGATAATGTTAACAAACAATTTACAGGAATAAACTCTATCGATAATATTGCTCCTAATGATGGAGATATTGTTTTAGTAAAAAATCAAACTAACACTTCTGAAAATGGTATTTATGTATACACTGCTCCAGCCGGTGCCAATCCATCTACACTCAAACGTCATAGTGATTACGATACAACTGAAGACTTTTTAAAAATTAACCCACTAGTAGTTGATGTAAAAGCTAATAACGTGGCTCAATCTGAAAATGGAGGAAAAAAATTTATAGTGAATATTAGAGAAAATGGGACTCTAGATACTGATGCTATTCAAGTTAACGAACTTAATGAATCTTTTTTTAGATTGGCAAGTAAAAAGTTGACCGTATATGCTGTCAACTATAATATATTTAGAATCATGAGCGGCATGGGTTCATTATTATTTAGTGCTTAAACAATAAGATTTTATTATAATTAAAAAATATCTATTTATAATAAAATGTCTAACTCAAGAATTATTTTACAAGCTGTTGGCGACCAAGATAAATATTTAACTATAGGTGCTAAATCAACATTATTCAAAAATAAACATAAAAGACACACTTTATTCGGTAAAGATTGGAATATTATCAATTCTAACTATAAAAATGTTTCTAATTTTGCATTACCTGGTTCAAAACATTATTTTAGAATAGAAAATAATGGAGATCTTATAAATGATATTTACCTTAGAATCAAAGTGAAAATAAATAAAGCCTGGAAAAGCGAAAATTTTGGAATAAAAGAAACTATATTCGGTATCCTTGATAGAGTTGAATTTATGTGTAATGATAAAATAATAAGTAAAATGTTTTCAGACTACATATTTTCGTATTTTGAACTAAATAATACTGAAAGTGAAAAACAAAATCTTGTAGATATGTTTTCATATGATAGAATTACACAAAGTTTAACAGGCTCGGAAGAAGA